AGTTGTGTACAATGAAAAGAAAATTGTACGTTTATACTGCCCCGAGTGCTGGGAAAAAGCACAGGAGATTTTACATGACTTCCGAGAACGAACAGAACACAAACTTCAAGATCACCGTGGAGGAAGTGATTGAACACGAAGATGGTTCCGCAACCGTCGTGTTCGAAGCCTCTGATGAATTTTATGATTGGTGGCTTAAAGAAGAAGGCCTAGAAGAGTTTGATCAAACCCGGTTTCAAGAGTGGTTCATCAAAAGTGTTAAAGCAGGCTTAGACATAATGGAAGAAACAAATGAATAAAGAAGCAGTGAACCATCCGAGTCACTATAATACTGGGAAATATGAAGTAATCGATGTTATTGAAGACTGGGGTTTGGGATTCAACGACGGCAACGCAATTAAATATATTGCGAGACACAAACACAAGGGTAGACCTCTTGAAGATTTAAAAAAGGCTGCATGGTACATCGAGCGCCTTATTAATCATTATGAACGATTAGAAGATCCGGTATGTACGCATACGGTACACCCAACACCCCACCAAAATTTACATCAAAAAAGCTGGGCAACATGTGAAGAAGCAGTTTATTATATAACTGCGAATCGACATGACCCAAATCTGTACAGAGTTTTTCATAGTTTAGAAGAACAAAAGTGGAAAATAGCGGAAAGACCACCAGAATGAAACAAGCTTTAAGTTACGATGATGTGCTTGTTGTACCACAACACTCAGATATTAAATCAAGACAAGAAATTGATATTGGTATTACACTAGGTGTTGAATATGATTTGGCTTTACCTATTTTTTCTAGTCCAATGGACACAGTAACTTGGGTTGATATGGCCATAGCGATCGAACACGCTGGCGGGTTAGGAATATTACATCGATATTGTACTATTGAAGAACAAGTTGATGCTTATAAACAATGTTCGAAATCCAACGCTTATCCCGGCTGTGCTATCGGTGCAACTGGAGATTATAAAGAAAGGGTTAGAGCTTTAAGAAGCGAAGGTTGTTTATTATTCTGTGTAGACGTAGCTCACGGTCATCACACCAATGTTGCAGAGGTTATTCAGTTTTTAACCAGTATCGATGTATACATAATGGCGGGTAATGTAGCTACAGCAGAGGGCTATTGGTTTTTGGCCAACGCAGGCGTGGATATTGTCCGTGTCGGCATCGGTGGTGGGAGTATATGTTCGACCCGAATTCAAACCGGCCATGGCATGCCGACGCTGCAAAGTTTATTGGATATTAAAAGCAGTAGAACAACAATTAATCATTGGAATGATCCGGAACCTTTTGAAACACGTTTAAAGCCCGGGCCGGTTATTATTGCAGACGGTGGAATAAAAACTAGTGGTGATATTGTAAAGGCCTTTGCAGCCGGTGCAGATTTAGTTATGCTTGGCTCGTTACTTGCAGGTACAGACGAAGCCCCGGGCCACAAGATTGAGACAGGCCAAGGTGTCATGAAAGAGTACCGAGGGATGGCGTCAGCGGACGCACAGAACGCTTGGAGAGGTTACGTCGGGTCAGAGGAAGGCGTTGCCGCCTTGGTGCCTTATAAGGGATCTGTAGGCAACATATTGAAATCCTTAGCCAAAGGGATTCGTTCAGGCCTTTCGTATTCTGGTGCCAGAACAATATCAGAATTTCAAAAGAAAGCACAATTAATCCAACAAACTTCTGCTGGACAATTTGAAAGTTCGACACACATTTATGCCAGAAGTTAAACAAATATATTTTGAAGAGCTGGAAGCTAGACATTTACAGTTAGCTGCAGCAGTCAAATATGATAAACTATCAATACCAGAGTTTCTTAGATTAATGGTGTATGGTTACGTTAGTGGTGATCCAAATATTAGACAATATATTGAAACCGCTAAAGAAGTACAACATAGAAACTCTAAAGCCAAACGTAAAATTACTCAAAGAGAGGCAACCAAAGGTGCAGAAATTTGGGATGATTTTAATATTACTGAAGACGAAAAGCGAGAGCTATTCGATATAATAGAAAAGGAAAACAGCTTATGATTGGATGTGCTAAAGATTGCATGAAGCATAAAATACCCTGTCAAATTAGCGAATGTCGATTACATATTGAATATGAAGAAGACCAAAATTGTACATTAATTGCGGTTAAAAAGAATAATGTATTGACATTAGAAGAGATAGGAAAAAGATTAAAGCGGTCAGCAGTACGGATTAAACAAATTCAAGATGGCGCTTTAAGGAAGATGGCAAAACGTTAAGCTTTCAATGGCGTTTTAAATATTTTAAAGACTATTTATTAACGTAAACCGAATTTACAAGGAGATTCGTACAAATGAGTAAATTATTAAACGAAACAACTGTTGCCCGCTGGCATAAGCTAGCTAAGATCAATGAGGGTGTTTCCAAAAACTTCCTGAAGGAATTGGGAGAACTACCCCCTCCGGAAGAAGATGAATTGGGGGGCGAACTAGGTGGCGGTGATGAACTACCGATGGGCGACGAAGCACCAATGGATGATCTTGGCGACGACGGTGAAGTTAGTATGAGCGAAGAAGATGTTACGGCGTTAGTCGATGATATCGCTTCAGCAATTGCAACACACACTGGCGTGGAAGTCGATGTAACCAGTGATAGCTTGGGCGCTGATGATCTAGAAGGTGATTTAGGCGGCGAAGAAGAAATCGCACCCGAAGGCGAAGAAAGTCTTGACATGGGCGACGAAATGGGTTATGATGATAGTGGTGATGAAGAACTAGAAGGTTTGGCTGAAGCACTTAAAAACGCTAATATTAAGGTGCTCGATGACAAAAAGATTGTTAACGAGATTACCAAGCGTGTAACCAAACGAATTCTTGCTGCTATTAAAAGCAACTAATCCTCTCTCACCTTAAGGTGACATGTACGAATTTCTTTTATTTTTCGGGGGTATAGCCTCTTACAAATTCTTATCCTATGCATTACGTATGAAGAAAGACTTTTCTTTCTTTTTACGTACGTACAAATTAATACTCAAAATGACAATCTTTTTGCTCAAGGCTTCCATAGATTTGGCCGAACAACAAAAAGAATTTTATACCAAAGCCAACCTATCTGAAGAAAATATCGAACTACTTGTTAATTTTACAGAAACAGCCGTCCTACGGGTGTATTCTGGATTAGAAAACAGTCTTTATGACCTCCCGCCTGAATACAAAGATATAGCTAGAAAAGTCATTTTGAGTCCGGACTATGCTACATATATTTTGGAGGCTAGTGCTAAACTAGGTGGGCAATCAATTTTATATAATGCTATGAAAGAACTGGAGAACCATGAGCAAGAGTAAACATAATATAATGTATAAATGGATCAAAAATAAAGGGCTGATTGAATTTGATGATGAATTTATTGTGGCCTATGCAGATAAAGCATTTAAGGTTAAACGGTTTCTGAATTTTGTTAATAACCTCAGAAAAACTACTAACATCGATAATCGTAAGGTTGAGACTATTATAGATTTATATGTTGATGGAAAGATTGATATCGACATTCGCGAAGCTTCCAATAATTTTGATATTATTAAACTAGAACCGGGATCGGTGGAGGAAAAATGATAATGTACGGTGAAACATGGTGTCAATTTGACACACAATATTGTGTACAAATTAATAAGATTAAGGGTACACGAAATTATAACAAGATTATAAAACTCATGGATGATTGGAGTTTAACCGGCGAAGGCGTCAGCGGTAAAAAGGAATACGTATTAATATTTTCTAAAACCTTCGGCTCTCGCGACGAGTGGGTACTGTGGGGTAAAAACGTTGATTTTTTTAAGCTTAACGCTGTTAATCAAAAAGGCTCGACACTCAAATATCCCAAGATGGGAAAACAAACTAAAACTAAGAAAACTAAAACTAAGAAAAAGAAATAAGAGGCTATATGTCAACTGAAATTGATACGTCACCACAAACGCGCGCAGTGGCGTTATACGGAGAGGTTAATGAAGACTCGGCTTCGGATTTAATCTCAGCTATGTTATTTATGAACGATCCAATTGAGGTCGAGCCAGAAGAAGCCGAACCAGATACAATTTATATGGCCCGCCGCCCATTTGATTTATATATCAATACACCGGGTGGTTCTGCTTCTGACATGTTTGCAATTTACGATGTACTTAAAAAGATTGAAAAAGAAAATCAAGTAAGCACATATGGAATTGGTAAGGTCATGAGCGCGGGTGTTCTTATCTTAGCTGCTGGGACCAAGGGGAAACGACATATTTCAGAGAACTGTCGTGTTATGATGCACAGCGTAGCCGGTGGCCATGTTGGTACTATCCACGATATTAAAAATGAAATGAAAGAAATGCAGATTATGCAAGATATGCATATTAAAATGATGTGTCGTGAAACAAACTTTGAAGAGAAACAACTACGAAAGATGCTTAAGAGCAGTGGGAATGTTTATTTTTCTGCAAAAGAAGCGGTGGAATGGGGCATCGCAGATGCAATTATGTGATATTAAATACTATTTAGTAATATGAATACTACATCCAACTTAACCAATAAATTCTTTAAAAAGAAACTTTTTAATACTGAAGTCGCCGGATTCAAAGATCTCAACGCTTTGATCGAGCAACAATTAATAGAGTTGCGCCCACTTTTCGAAACGATACAAGCTGATGTAGATAAAATAGACATTACTTTACCTACAATTAAAATTACTGAATTATGGGGGCAGGTTAATAATAAGGATCGCTCATTAATTGAGCAAATGACTCAAAATATTGAAGGCGATTCCATTCAGGAAAAGTTACAAAATATTAATAGAATCTGTGAGT